TCTCCGCCTTCATAATCATCATTAAGATATGTAACCATTGAATATTTTAAATTTGTTCCTGTGCCAGTAGGATCTTCTGCATCACAATGTGGACCCATCCCCTGACCTTCATTATATTTATATAAATTTATATATTGCGAATTTATATTTGGTTTTTCTGGAACATAATTAGATTTCATTTTTTTATGATATATAATCTGTGTATCATAAAATCTATTTGCTGTCATTTCTGGAGACATCATAAGGCTATTTATAACATATAAAATTTGTTTATTTAGGAAATCATCTCCAGTGTTTGTATTTTTTTTAGAAGAATTAATATGTTTTCCAGAACCAATTATAAATGATTTATCATCACTTGCAGTCCAGTCTCCCCATTTACTTATTGCTTCATGTGATAATGGATTTGAATCAATTTTTTCTATTAAATCTACTAAAATTTCTGGATAACTAACTGTATTTTCAAAATAGTATATGTTCTGATGGTTAAAAACCATATCAAACATGACATACATTTGTCTTGGGGGTATGTTTTTAACTTCAAGCATCTATTTCTCCAGTTTCTGCTAGCTCTGCATCATATTCTTTCCAATCTGGAGTTATTCTTTTACCTTTATTTCTTATTTCTTCCCACTCTTTTTGCTCTACAGCCTGCTTTGCTCTTGTTTCCTTAATCTCATCTTCCCAAGAAGATTTCTTATCTACATCGTAAGCTTCTTCTGGCCTATCATCCCAAAATGATCCGACTGTATATCTATCATTTTTTGTTACAACTGTTACTTCATGCATATTCTCGTGACCACCATCAAATATTGCATACATACCAGCTTTTGGTTTTATACTTAAATCAAAATTTTTAAAATTTAATTCTCCGCCACCGAAATCATCATTTAAATATAAGAAGCCTGCATATCTACTTCTTTCAAATGCGCTAGGTACTCCATCGTAACTGTTATCCGAATGAAAGCCAGCAAACGCTCCAGGAATCCATTTTTGAGAATGAAAACTAATTTTATAGGCTGGGCCTCCAATAATTTGCTCTGCTCCCCATTTAAATTTTTCTTCTAAATCTTCAAAAAAATTATTTGGAAGTCCTGCATCTTCATACCATTTTTCTAATGTCTTTGGGTTATTTGTAAGTTGGTGTGGCATATTATATGCATACGATTCATAAAAAGAAATTGGATGCCAGGAGAAATCTCCAGATTCTATTAAATTGTTAAACATCTTTATAATGCCAGCACACTCCTCTGGTGTTATAAAGTTTTCATAAACCCATACTGGATGTTCTCCATCTCTGTATTTTATTAAATTCATTTATATAAATCTCCTTCTAATGGGATGTTTTCAATCATGTTTTCATAAGAGATAACTTGTCCGTCTCTAACATATAACATATTCCTTGGATCTTCATAAGCAACTCTTTCTAATTCTTGTTTCGCCCATCTATATGCCCCTAATCTTTTTTGATTAGCAAGCCACTCTTGCGATCCATCATAGTCTGTCATAATAAAATTTCTAATAAAAAATTTATTACCATCTGGTATTGTTTTTACTCCATGCCAATATGGTTCACCTGATGGGAAAACAACAAGATCTCCAGCTTTAGGTTTATGGTTTATAAACTGTCCATCTACATAAAACTCTATATCTCCGCCATTATAATTATCATTTATATAAAAAGTGCATGTAGTATGAAATTTTTCCCCTGGCATATCTTTTTGAGAAATAATAAAATCCGTATGATATTGCATTGTCATTTTATTATTTAGCTGATCAATTTTATTAAAATATTTACACCATGATTGCCCACTATATCTTGCATTTTCTGGAATTGGAATTCCAGTATGTTTGAAATAATGAGAAATAGCCTTGTCATAAGATATTGCTATTTCTTCATATAAGTTTTTCTCTTCTTCAAAAATAATTCCTTTTTCGGAAAGGTCAATCTCTCCTTCACCTTTTGCTTGAGTATATGTTCCAAAATGTGCCCACGCATCCCAAGATTTAAAAAAATATTTTCCATTACTACTTTCTTCAGATCTCATCATAACTTCATATGCTTTAGTTGGATCAGATAACATGTTTCTATATACAATGACACCTGGATATATTTCTTCCCAAATTAAACTATCTATATCTTCTCTTAAATTTAAATTATGCATTCTGTGAATCTCCTCCAAAATATTTCTGCCATGCTGGTGATTTATAAAAATTATTTTCAGAACCTTCTGGTGGCTGTTTTTCTCCCGTATGTTTTAGAATAGTCCAAAAAAATGGGGATGTAAATCTATTCCCAGATCTTACTGGACGAACTCCATGAACATAATGTTTGTCTCCTGGGAAAAAGTATGCTGCCCCTGCTTTAGGCTTAAACTCTATACCTTGTCTTGGAAAATATAATTCTCCACCCTCATAATCATCGTTAAAATAAAATAGGCCTGCAATGTCATACCATGGAAAATCATTTGGCCTTCCTTCTTCTAGCCCAGTATGGAATTCTTTATCTGCGTGTGGTTCTTGTCTTGCACCTACAGGCCATCTAACTATAGCTGGTCCAGTTGCCTGCACATCAACATTGAAAAATTTATCCACTTCTATTTTTAATCTGTCAATCATTTGCCATAACAAATTAACTATTTCTGGATCAGATTTCATTAAAGAATTACCAGTGCACACTCTGTCTTTCCAAATGTTGGCATCATATAAAACAATACCATCTTCGTCTACGTGTGTTTCTGTTTCGTCCCAAATTTTATTATTTAAAGCAAAACTTATTAATCTTTCTTTTTCTTCTTCTGTTAAAAAATTTGGAAGTTCTACTATATTACCGATATCTGTACCAAAAAATCCAGATGGGGTTACAGATATTGGGGCTCTTCCTCCGCCCATTATCCCTTGGTTTACTATTTCCATTGATTCTCCCATACTATTAATATATCATATTTAAATTTAAATATCTACAGACTTATCAATAATTTTTAATTTTATTGATTTTACTTCATGCTCTCCTATTGAATTTCCCTTGTGATCAACTGCATCTCTATAAAAATTAGACCATTCTGCTTTTTTATTTAATTCAATAACTGCTTGAGAGTATCCAATATTATCAGCATAGTCATCACTTTCATTATTTAATATATGAACTTCTGAATTGTTTATGTTTGAAAGCGATATTGGAATTATTGAACATATTGGATGACCTGCTGGAATTGTTATTTCTGTATTCGGTTTTGTTATCATCCAGGCTACTGGTAAATCTCCTTTAAAAAATGAAGTGCTTATTAATGTAGTAAAACATTGTGCACCGTCAATAAAAAAATTAGGAGCTGGCATGGTAAGCAATGTAGTGTTTTCATTAGTTTTAAATTTGATACCTGTATTAAAACTTATTGTCGAATTTGCTCTGCCCGTATATGCGTACTTTTCTCCTTTTATAATTTTAACATGTTTATCAGCAGAATCAGATACCCCATCCCAAATAAATGTAATATCTTCTGGAAATGATAAATACCAGCCTAAAGTATTTGTTAGTGTGACTGGAAAACAATGATATGCATGTTTTTTCCAAGTTTTATCCATCCAATTTCTTTTTACTGGTAAAGTATTTATTTGTGATAAATTTTTATTAGTAAGATATGCCTTTATGACTTCCATCTTTATCGCTTTCTCTTGGCACATTAGAATTCATTTTTTTCATTCTCAGCATATCAAAATCTGGATTATGTGTATTGTCGTTATAATCCAACATAGTAACTATAGAATATTTTGTTCCAGTTGTAACTGGTTTTGCTACATGAGAAAACAAATAAGTGGACGGAAATATAACAATATCTCCAGCTTCTGGTTTAATTGTTAATTTAAGTTTTGGAAAATATAGTTCTCCACCTTCATAATCGTCGTTTGGATAAGAAACTAAAGACACTGTGGCTATGTAAGAATATCCATGATCAGAATGTTCTTGAAAATGCTGGCCTGGACCATATTTAATAAAATTCATGGCTTCCCAATATTTCATTTCTATATTATACATTCTGCAATAATCTTTAACTGCATTAATCTGCATATCATATGCGTATTGCCAAATATCATTTAATTCTTTTCTTGCATTATCCATGTCCATAATTTGTATATTTTGTATTTTAAAATCAACACAATCTCTATAAGATGGCACTTTTTGAGCATATCCTACTGTGGCTTCTGCCCAATTGTATTTATCTGGATATTTTTTTAAAAAGTTTTCTACATTATCAATTATATTTTTGTTGATTTGATTTTTGTATACCCAAATTCCAGCAAAAACTTCTTGTTTAACAATGTCATTAGACACTAATATCTCTATTCTTTAAACTGTGTACCATCCCATGACATTCCAATCTTTAAACTAGAATATTCCATATCGGTACAATCTACAGCAATAACCCCTTCGGATTCTGCAATATCAAACAATGCTTTTCTTTTTTCTGTCCAAACTTTTATAATACCCTTTACTGAGTTATCTTGAACTATCGCAAAAGCATATGGAGAATCTGTTGCTTTTCTTTCTAATTCACCATCTACAAAAGAAGAAGTATTTGGATCCCATACAGATCCAATTTGTACTTTTTTACTATTAGAAACATCTTTTAATAAAATAGGATTAGAAAGAATTGAAATATATCTTTCAACTCTTTCTAGACTATCTCTAGAATCTTCTAGATCAATAAACTCTATAATGCCTTTAGTATTTGTGACTAGTGCCCAAACTTTTTTCATTTTTTTCTCCTTATATGTAGTGTACCAAAATTATATAGCTTAGTCAATATTAATAAAACCTTGGCGAGAAAAACCCACCAAATCCTGGCGGCGCAAAGAATCCTGGCGGCGCAAAGAATCCTGGCGGCGCAAAGAATCCTGGCGGCGCAAAGAATGATGGCGGCGCAAAGAATGATGGCGGCGCAAAGAATGATGGCGGCGCAAAGAATGATGGCGGCGCAAAGAATGATGGAGGGAAGAATGGCGGCGCAAAAAATCCTGGTGGGAAGAATGGCGGCGCAAAAAATCCTGGAGGGAAGAATGGCGGCGCAAAAAATCCTGGTGGGAAGAATGGCGGACTAAAAAATGATGGTGCTATTGTTGTTACAGGATCTGAATATACGCTAAATGCGCCAGAGCCATTATCATTTCTAGCTCTAACTCTATAAGATTGAGTAGTATTTGCCTCATTTGTTATTGTTGTACTGCCACTGCCAGATTGTGTTACAGTTTTTGTTTTTGGTGTTGGCTCATTAGATTCAATATAATAATCTATAATTGCTGAACCACCATTTGCGGGAGCAGTCCACGAAATAGTGTCAGCATCTACTCCTGCTGTTGCACCTGGTTTAGATGGGGTGTCTGGAACCGTTGTAGCAGTTACTGCAGAACTTGTTGTACCAACACATTCTCCGTATGCATCATATGATTTTACTACATATGTGTTAGAAGAACCTGTTGCTAAACCAGTATCTGAATAGGTATTTGTAGGATGCGAAACCGTTGCTATCTCAGTTCCATTTCTAAAAATTTTATACCCAGATGGAGTATTTCCAGTAGTTGGATTTGTCCAAGACAAATCAATTCTACCATTATTATAAGCTCTTCCACTTGGTACGTTTGTAACAACTAAATTTGTTACGCAAGAAGGGCCAATAAAGTTATCTTGAGCTGAAGATTTTCTTCCTATATTTTTAATTTCCATTTATATGCTCCTATTCTTATGCGCTCAAATCGCCAGCAAGTAACCATGTGTCAGTTGCTACTTTAGTAAGAGTTGCTGATGAATATGTTGTTCTTAATTTTAATCCTGGAGTTCTTAATATTGTAACACCAGATGCTTCTACAAAATTTGCCCCAGTGCCAGATGACTGGTAGAAGCTTATTGAAGTTCCTACTGGGTATGCTGTAGTTGCATTTGTTGGAACTGTTACGGCGTATGTTCCAGAAATTGGAATTAATTGATCTCTAAGTGATAACCCACCAGTTGATAAATTATACGCTGCGTTTATTGCTGTTCCAATTGTTGTCAATGAAGGAACGCCTGCTTTTGTCTGAGTTCCATCTGTAAATGCTACTCCAGAAGCCGCTACAGTTACTGTACCAGTAAAAGTTGGATTTGCTGTTGGAGCCTTGGCATCAATCTGTGTCTGGATTGCTGAGGTTACACCATCAAGATATCCTATTTCTGTATTAGAAACTGACCCTACTATCAATGAACTTGCAGTTAATCCTGCTACCTCAAGGTCATCAAGAGATCCTTGTGTAAAGTCTACAGTTGTTGAAGGCTCGGTTGTAACACCTTTGAATAATTTCCACTTATCTGCAGAAACATCTCTTACGATACCTGAATGTTTAGCGGCACCATCATTATAAGCAACTACAAGACCTAAGTCTACTGTGTTTGCTGAATTTTGATGAGCAAGCTGAACTAAGTTATCTTCAATTGTAATGGATGTTGCTGATGCGTTAAATGTTGTACCATTTACGGTCAAGTTTCCATCAACAGTCATATTGCCGTCAACTTCCATATTACCAGTAAATGTCTGGCTAGCTGCGTTTAAATAAGCTAAATTTGCAGTATCAGAAATACCGTGTATTGATTGAGTTAAATTAATGTGGGAATCCAAATCAGAATCTAACGTGTTTATCTGTGTCTGGATTGCTGAGGTTACACCATCTAGGTATCCTAATTCTGTTGAAGAAACTGTAGATGACACTGCAAGCTTAGTCCAATCAATTGCTGCTGAAGCATTTATGTCAGCATCTACAATTGTTCCATCGGCAATTTTGCCTGATGTAACTGCACCATCATTAATTTTTGCAGTTGTTACTGCAGAATCTTGAATTTTTGCAGTAGAAACTGTATCGTCTGTTGGTGTACGAGTATCTGAGAGTCTTGCATCATTTGTATAGACAAGATTTGCTGTATTTGAAATACCATGTACTGAGGTGTTTGAGCTAGTGTGTGAGTCAAGATCGGGAGCTGCAGCTTTAGATGCTAAATCTGAGACCAAATTAGCAATTTTAGACTGTTCAATTTCTGCTGAAGCATTTATGTCAGCATTTACAATTGTTGCATTAGCAATTTTTGCTGAAGTTATAGATCCGTCAGCAATTTTAATTTCTGTTACTGCATCATCTGCAATTTTTGCTGTTGTTACAGATTCAGCTGCAAGTTTTCCAGTTGTTACGTTGCTATCTGCAATTTTTGCTGTTGTAACTGCATCTGCCGCAATTTTCATATCAGTAACTGCATAATCATCTATTTTGCTCGTTGTTACTGAAATATTATCTAATTTAGAAGTTGATACAGCACCTTCTGCAATTTTACTTTCCGTAACAGAAGAATCTGCTAATCTTGTAGTCGTAATAGCATCTACTGCAATCTTAGCAGTTGTAATTGCGTCATCTAATATTTTTTCTGTTGTTATTGCATCTTGTGCAATTTTTGCTGTTGTAACAGCAGCAGCTCCAAGTTTTGAATCAATTACAGATAAATCAGCTAACTTATCTGTAGTTACTGCTAAGTCATTTAATTTTAATGTAGTTACTGATCCATTATCTAATTTATCTGTAGTAACATTACTATCAGCTATTTTAATAGTAGTTACATTACCATCCGCTAACTTTTCTGTAGTTACTGCTGCGGTGTCTATTTTTAATGTAGTTACATTACTATTTGCAATCTTATCAGTTGTTACAGCGTTATTTGCAATTTTATCAGTTATTACAGAATTATCTACTGGAGTTCTTTCGTTATTTAATCTTATATCATCTGTATAAATTAAATTAGCTGTATTATTAATACCGTGTACATTAGTTGTTAAATTTTGATGTGCTGTAAGCGCATTATCAGTATTTGAAATTAATGCTGTAACTGTTGATGCAAAATTCTCATCATCGTTAATTGCCGCTGCTAATTCGTTTAATGTATTTAGAAGTCCTGGAGATCCATCTACTAAATTATTTACTGCAGTAGAAACAAATGCAGTTGTAGCAATTTGAGTTGTATTTGTCGATGGATCTGCTGTTGGAGCAGTTGGAGTTCCTGTTAATGTAGGAGATGTTAATGATTTAGAAGTTAGTGTTTGAGCACCATCTACTGTAACAAGGTTTGCAGTGTTTGCTATTCCATGTACATTTTCAGATTCACCATTATGGCTAGATACTGCGTTATTTGCGTAATCTGTTGCATTTGTTAACTGAGAAAGTGGAACTAATGTACTTGCATCTAGCGTTGCTACACCTAATGCTGTTCCCTTTTCTGATAGAGGTATATAATCATCAATAGAGTTATTTAGATTATTTCCTAAATTAGTAATTTCACCATCTACATATTCTTTTGTAGAAATAACATTGGTATCAACTGATACTGTTAGGGTATTTGCAGCATCATTATAATTCTTTGTTATACCAGTTCCCGCCGTCAAAGCTTGATCAATAGAATCTTGGGCAACTTCAGCTAATTCTGCCTTGGTAGCAATTACTGATGTATCAACAGAAACTGTTATTGTATTTGCGCCGTCATTATATGACTTGACAATACCTGTTCCAGCAACAAGTGCTGCGTCAATAGCATCTTGTGCTATCTCGCTAATCTCTGGATTATCTGCTGCAATATAACTTAATGAGGTCCATGTGGCTGATCCATCACCAATTTTAACTTTTCTTGTGTCTGTTTCAACACCCATTTCACCAGCTGCTAGAATTGGGTTTGCGCTGGTCCATTGAGAGGCTGTACCTCTTCTAATTTGTAATCTCACTGTTGCCATTTTATTTTATACCCCTATATTAGAATTATACCATTTGCTAATTTTATCAGGCTACTGTTCCTGAATCAAATGTTAAAGCAAATGATGAAGTGCTTGGGGAACCGCCATCAGCTGATTTATTTGCTTCAGTGATAACCCCATCCCCACCAACAGAATATATTGGTGCGCCATTGTAATCAATAGCTAGATCTATGTCATTAAATCCCATATCATTTGAATCTGATATATCAATCCATTGACCATTGACCTGAATTCTTAATTTATTATTATCTGTATTAAATGCGAGGGGCACTGAGCCTAATGTAACCTGTCCAGATTGGACTACAAGGTTATTTTTGACCTTAAAATCTTTATTATTTGTTGCCACGAGTTCATTCTCCCCCGATTTTTAGGTGGGGGGTTTGCCCCCCACCAATTTAATATTTAGTTGTTATGCAAGAAGCGTAGCGTGAGCCATAACCTCTGTATTATTGTTTTGTGGAGTTACAACTAATCTTACATTTCCGCTGTTAATATCAGCATCAATTGCCATTAGTGAACCATTTGTTGTTGTAATTGCGTACTCATTAAGAGCAATATTATCAGAAGTATCAAGTGTAATTATAACTTCTGACACATGTGTATGTGAACCATTTTTTGCCTTAACAAGAATCTTAGCAGTTCTGTAATCTGATTTTGCCCAGCTTATTGCTGTTGTAGCTGCTGCTGTAACTATATTTCCTGTTGTAGCTGCGATTTGACGAGATACTGAATTTACGTCAAGTGCTGTAAAATCTGTAGTACCATCTAGTACATCATCAACTAAACCGTCTGCATAGTTCTGAGCATTTGTTTGAGCTGTGGAAGCTGCGCCAGCAGCATCATAGTTAGCTGCCAATCCGTCTGCATAGTTCTGAGCATTTGTTTGAGCTGTGGAAGCATAACCTTGTGCTGCTGTGTCAAGATCAGAAATTTCTGAATTTACATAGCTGGTGTCTGCTTTTGATGCAACTAAATTAGCAACATCTGTTGCATAATTAGGATTATCTGCAATTGCTGCAGCTAACTCATTAAGTGTATCAAGAAGTGCTGGTGCTCCAGCTACTAATGCTGCTACTTCTGCGTCTGTGTAGGCATTTGCATCTGAAAGAGCAGATGCTGCTGAGCCAAGTGCATCATATGTTCCAGCAAGATTAAGTGCTGATATTGCATTGTCTGCATAACTTTCGGCTGCTGACTGAGCATTGCCTGCTGCGGTTGTTGCAAAAGATTCTGCATTTGTTTGAGCGGTATTTGCGTAACCTTGTGCTGTTGTTAATGCACTTGAAATTTCGGTATCTGTATAACTATTTGCTGCTGCTTCAGCTGAAGAAGCAGCTCCGTATGCGTCATATGTTCCAGCTGTTACATTTATAATACCGTCTGCTGCATTATATGTAATTCCTGTACCAGCAGATACTGCATTTCTAGCACGACCATTTGTGAAGTATAAATTATTTGATCCTTCTTCGATATCATCTGTATCAAGGGCTGCTATTTCAGCGTCTGCATAAGACTTTGCATCTGCTTCTGCCTGATCAGCATAAGTCTTTGTAGCAATTGTATTATCTACAGAAACTATACCTGTTGTATTATCGTAGGATATTCCTGTTCCGCCAGAAATTGCTTGACGTGCACGAGTATTTGTAAAGTAAAGATTTGTTGTACCCTCTACTAAATCATCTGTATCAGAGTCTGCTACGCCGTTTTCGGCAGTAATTGTAAGACCAGAACCAGTGCCAGTAATTGTAATATTAGTTAAATTAGCATTGGTCAATAAATCTGCTGCTGATGTTTTAGCACGAGCATCTGTAAAATATTGATTTGTACCTTCTGCAAGGTCGTCTGTGTCATGATTTGAAAGACTTGAAACTGTACCAGTTACATCACCAGTTACGTTACCAGTTAAGTTTGCTGTTATTGTACCAGCTGAGAAATTGCCAGAACCATCACGCTTTACAACAGCGTTTGCGGTATTTGCAGAGGTTGCTTGACCACCAATAAGGTCAATGATATAACTATCTGATCCGCCCTCTACTAATATATTTTGACCATTTACTGTAGCCGTTGATCCTTCAACTACAAGGCCATTTTTAATTCTAAAGTTTTTGTTAACTGTTGCCACTCTGACAACCCCCTATTTAAGCTTTAAGCGCAGTTCTTACAAATCTGGCTGTAACAGCAGAAGTTGTAGGAGTTACGCATAAACTAATTATACCTGCATTTGATTCAAAAGTGACGGAAGCAAGATTATTTGAGGTATTTGAGATAATATTACTTTCTGATACGTTAATATCAGTTCCATCATTTAATAGCAGAAAGTCTGATGTATGGTATTCAGAGCCTCTTGTTATTTGAAGATTGTATTTAATTGTTCTATATACTGATGCCGCCCATGTATCTACGGGTGTTTTGTTTTCTATACCTGTAACAGTAAGGTCATTGTTACCTTCTAGTCCAAGTAATTCTAATGTAGAATCTGATTGATTGTCTAGATCAGATAATTGTGATTCAAGCTGTGAAACTTTATAATCAATAGAAGAGGAATCAGAAGATCCGTCAACACCAAGTTTTGCTTGTATTGCTTCAATAGCATCATTTACATTTCCATGCAATGCTGCATGTCCTGCCATGCTATCTGTGCCATTTGGATTATTTAGATTATCTAAACTTGCTGGGAAATTAGTTGCCAATTTCGCCTCCGTCTAACAATGTTAATTGTGTATAAGAAGCATTGTTATATGTTGATTCTGGTGCACCACCATCAAGTCCTATTATAACAGGAATTTGTTCTTGAACATTAGCTTCATTATTAATATCTGTAGCAAAGTTAATTGATTCTTGTATATCAATTGTATGAACATCTCCATCATAACTGTGAGTATGCATGTAGAAAGGAGCAGGATCTGTAGAGCCTGGAGTTAAGTCAACCCAAATTGCACCATTATATATTTTAATGTTTTTAGAAATTGTGTTAAAGTAAACATCTCCAGTTGATCCAGCAATAGGATCTTCTTCTAATGTTACTAAGTTTAATAATGATTTAAGTTTTGGCATTATTAAACTCCTTATCCGATGATTACTACTCTATATTCTCCAGCAGAAGGTGCCACCGCAAATTTAATAGTGACGGCAGATGTAGAAGTATGTTCAATGTCTGCCTCTATTGCTGCGTATGGAGAAGCAACTTCATAAATTTGTACTACAACATCTTTTGTTCCAAGATTATGTGTTACTGTATATGTAGTAGCTGATGTATTTAAAGTTTCTTTATATTTTCTTGTTATCTCATGGTAATTAACACCATCATTAGTTAATTGCCATAAATCAGAAGATTCATTCCATTTAAGATCAACATCATTTTCTATTCCACGATGTACCTTAATACCAGCGTCTACAGAAGGAGAGTTCTCCTCTGGCATATCGCTATTTAAGTTAATATAATTATCTGAGATATTAACCTGTGTGGTATTTACAGCATTAATGTTTCCAGTAACATTTAAGTTGCCGCCAACATTTAAATCGTTAGCAATTGTTACATTATCTGGTAATCCAATTGTTACTGCGGCTGTTTCTGAGCCAGAGCCGACTACCGTAATTTCATTAGCTGTTCCCTGGATAGTTGCTACATATGCGCCTGTAGTATCATCTCCAAGAGCTACAGAATTTGGCTGTACTGTTGTTGATATTGTTACATTTTGGCTTCCATCAAATGATACAGAGCCAACAACATCTCCAGATAGAGCAATTGTTCTGGCTGTTTCTAATGCGGAAGCGGTATCTGCGTTACCAGTTAAATCTCCAGTAACATCTCCAGTAATTGTTCCAACTACTGTTAGATTTTGATTTGCTTGTATATTTCCATCAAATGTTGCTGTAGATGCTACATCTAATGTAGAGTTTATATCTACTCCACCTGCAACTGTTAAGAAACTACCATTTGCAATAATTACATCTTCGTTAAATGTAGCTTCACCATTTACTGTGGTCACTCCATCTACTGTTAAAGATGAATTTATGTCTACTGGATCATTAAATGTAGATGAACCAGTGACTGTTAATGATGTTCCTAATGTTACAGCACCGTCTACATTTAACGTATTATCAAGATCTACTGCACCAGTAACATTTAGGGAGTCGTTTACTGTAGTAGATCCTTGTATTGTTGTAGTTCCAGAAACTTCCAAATTGCCGCCAACAGTTACGTGACCAGATGTGTCTACTGTGGCTGCATTTACATCTGTAACATCTAAAGTTGTTGGAATCGAAAGGGTTACGTCTCCATTACCAGCTTTAGCTACTGTTATCTGATTTGTTGTTCCTAGAATATCTGCTACATCATGCTTATGATCTGCACGTGCAACATAAGGCGAAGTTCCATGACTTACTGCTTCACCAAACTTTAATCTTGTTGTATAATTTCCAACACCAAAGTCACCTGATGCTGTTAACCACTCTGAACCATTCCAAAAATAGAGTAAGTTATCATTTGAATCGTAATAAATTTGACCAGTTACTGGGCTGCTTGGTGCAACTCCAAGATTCTGGATTCTGGCATTGAGTAATTCGTTTTTATTTAGGTCAATGCTAACCAAAAATTTTCTTGCCATTATTCACTCCCTTTAAGACAGATGCGCTGTCCCTGAAAACGGCTGTGCCATCGTCAGTGTAATTATATTAAGACTATTATAGACTATTCCCGTTTCTAATATGTCGCCGCTACTAGACTTGACTGTTACGTTTGGATGAAAGCCTAAATTATGGACTATTTCTACTGAATATACCCCATCTACTGGCCCAGTAACTTGAGCAAGCTCCCAAGAATGAGTTAGGGCTATTTGCTTATCTAATATAAAACTATTATTTACATTCCATGTATTGGTATTTGAATCTTTAGGTCCCCAAAATCTGGTTGTTAATTTATCAAAATAAAAATCTCCAGGAACTCCTAAGCTATTAGATGGATCGCCTTCACCGCTAATAATAGTTCTTCCTGGTGCGCCAGATGCTCTGACTACAACCAGTGGATTATTTTCAGTTACTATTAGCCTTGTTCCCATTAAATTGTCACGGCCCTATTAAGAGTCATATACCCTTCTAAAAGTCTTGTCTTATTTACACTTGGATCTATTAATACCAAATCATATGCAGATTTTGGATAAAACATTTTATTTGTTCTGTCTGCCGCAATAGATATTGATAATTTGCCTTCAGTTGGACTTATTGTAATTCCGTCTTGTTCTGTTAATGTAAAAGCTATTTTTTTCCCACCTTGTGTATCTCGCACCTGCATTTTGGCGGTATGAAAATGAAGTTGTATTGGGCTCTCATCTTCATCAAGATATTGAACCTCAAATGTAAAAGTTGAGTTTTGATCAACTTCAAAATTCTTTTGTGCAGCCATTAAATACCCCTAAAATAGGAAAACTCCTATGCTTTATTTTAGCATAAGAGTTGTCCTAACTTACTATTAAATTATGCCTTCTTGGTAAATCCAAAACTTGGCTCGTTTGGATTAAGCGCCTTTAAAATAACAGGCAATGTTGCGGCAATTCCACCCTTAATTAAATCTCCTGGGTCTGTGTTGCCAGTCATATATAGTGCAATAGCGGCACCTAAAAAGTGACGACCATAGCTTGCTAACGCTGCTAGAATTTTCTCTTGCATTGTTACCTTTCCATCATT